TACACGTAAGGAGTCGTCGGCAGCGTCAGATGTGTATAAGAGACAGCCTCATTCTCTGCCTCAATTCTACCAACCACGCCCTGCGCGTATTCCATCGCACGTTCCGCCTGACGACGATTCACACCGCCACCCCACAACGCCATCGCCACAACGCCCGGTGACGGATATGACGGGTGATTGGGTGAGGCCGCGGGAGCATCAAGGTCACCCATGTGGCGTGCAATCCACGCGGCAATTCGTGACCACTTATCGGCAGTCACATTTCCCTCCGACATGGCGCGTGCCTCCCGGACCGTCCTATCAACTAGGCCATCACCTGAAAGTCCCTCAGAATGCCACTCAAGGCCCCTACGGGCACTCGCACGCATGTAGGCGGGCGGAGACAAATCAACCTGTCGCCGTTCGTCATCATCCTCCATCGGCAACGGCTCAATCTTCGTCAAAGTCGAAAACTTATGCCCCACCAGCACACCAGACGGTTCCCAATAAATCTGACCATCTTCCTCATCAGGTCGCCACACTTGAATCAACGCCGCCGGGTCATCCTCAGTGCCATTAATCACAAACTCGGAATCAGGAATGTCCAACTGGTCATCAGTAACAATCTGCTCAATCGTTCCCCGTGCCATACCGCCACTGGAATCCCACTCGACAAAATCACCCAGTTCTAATTCGTCCGGTTCGGCACGAGTAGCCCGTTCACCCAAATACTCAGAATCCTCAGCCTGAGCAATCGCCAAAGCCTGATCAATCGCCCCCTGCTTAGTGTCATGGCAACCCATCACCTCGCCATCCTCCTTCACAGTCGCCCAACCCGAGCAACCCTCCGCAGAATCAGAAATGTAATACGGCATTAATTCTGCCTCACAACCACAATCCGTGCCTCATTAGTAGACACTGCATAAACCGACTGTCCCTCATCCGAACGAACATGAATCCGCTCGCCACCATCCAACTGGAAACCATTACCAGCATCATCACCAATAGTGACCCGGTTTTGCCCGTTGAATTTCTCCGCAAAAGTCATTTGGAAAAAACACACGGTATTCTGATTGCCCTCGTTCACAAACTGGAACGCATAATCCGTACTCGGACTCAAAGTGTAGGTTTTGCCCGAACTTGCACCGCCACCCACAGCGTGCTTATCGGCAGTAATATATTCCTCCGCCACAGCACTACCACCCGTGATAGCAGTGCCCGAAGTAAACACAGCCTCAGCATCATCGGCAGAATCCCGGTTCAAATTATAGGCAGAAATCACCGTGCCGCTCGTTGAAACCGTGCCACCTTCAATCAGACTCGCCTTCACCGGAGCAACCGTAGACAAGATTTCATAGAAATCAATCTGCATACCACCAGTGCCAGTCGTCACCTCAAAAATTGCGGTCCCATTCTGCACCACAGGGAACTCAGAAGAAATACCGTAAAGAAAACCCTCTTTGGCATACGAAACACTGTTGTTCGCCGGTTCAAGGTTTTCAACAATCAAATCCTGCGAATAGTGCAGGCCAGGGACAATCCGTTCAACGGCAGTGCCGATAGTGAACGACTCGACAGTTAGGCTCATTCGGCCTGCTCCTCATCCATGACCTCTTCAGTCACATTCTCCGGTGCCTGCACCTGCACAGACGGCAAACCAGTGTGAGCAATCTCCGGCAGACCCAACGCCTCCAACACGGAAGCAGGCTGATAACCATTCGACACCAGTTGGGCAGCCATAGCGACCTTCTGAGACTCCGACACCACATGTGACTCATCAATCGCCACATTCGCCAACGGCACCCGCACCGTATCCGCCGCATCATCCTCAATCGGACGCAAATCCTCCAGGCGACGCACATCGTTAATCGTCATAAACCCGGCCTGCAATGCCACCGAATACGACGAGGTACGGGTTTGCAGATCCGCCCGAGCCAAACCGTCCATGTTGAATTTAATGAACGCATTTTCCCCACCGGGTGTGCGAGCCATCAACGGTGTGAGCGCACCCTCGATTTTCTGCACAATCGGACGAAGCGTGTGCTGAATAAACTGCAAACCGTTGGCCTCGACTGAGGCATAAGTCGTCGTGCCGGGAATCCCGAGCAAGTGTGGTGGAATGTTGAAGGCGCGGGCAATATCCTCCACGGCGAACCTGCGGGCCTCAATCGCCTGCGACTTGTCCGGCTCCATCTGCGTGGACTTAAACTGTGCCCCACCCGTTAGCACGCCGGTCTTGTGGCCACGCTTCCAACCCTGATGATTAGACGAAAACGCGTCTGTGAGTTGCTGTGCCTGCTCAGCGGTGAGGTCATGTGGGTACTCGATCACACCGTTCATGTTGGTGCCCTGACCGAAGAACGTGGCCGCGAAATTTTCCAGGGCAAGCGACAAACCAAAGTTCTCCCGCAAAGCCTTCACACGATTCACGCCACGGATTTTCCCCGGACGCATCACATCAGGAATGTAAATAATGTCCTCCGCAGTGAGCGGACGATCCTCACCCTCAACGTGGAAAATCAGGCGACCATTCGGGCCACGGTCAATTTCGACTTTGGTCGGATTCAAAACCATCATGTTCACAATCTGACCAGTCCGGTTAGAAAAGACACGAATGAAAGCATTACCGTTCAACAGCAGGGACGTAATCACCTGCGAATAGAACGCCTCCTTCGGCAAATCCACATCCGGCTGGTTCACCCAATCCGGCTTCGGACGGAACGGAAACCGTGCCCCATCACGACGGACAAACACATCCACCGGCAAAGTCGAAACAGTATCCGCAATCAGTGACACTGCCGAATAGACCGCATTAACCTGAAACACCGTGTCCTGGTTAATGTTCGTCGCAGACAGATTCCCCAACGCAATATCATCACCAGACGCAAACAAAGTCTGATAGGAAATCGCCCGCTTTGAGAAAAACCGTTCAAGCACTTAACGCCACCCCAACCAATACCGTAAAGACACCAGCGGTAATCACCGCGGCAGGAATACTCATCAACGCCACACCGACGATAATCGTGACCAACCCGGCCACCTGAACAATCGTGGACATGTAACCCCTAGACAAAGAACTGTGGCACTACTTGTTCGATTCTACCGGTAAGTGCCCTATCAACTGCGATAGTCATTGCAACGGCAGCGTCAATCTTCCGAGGACTGTTCCTCTGGTCCTTCACGATACGAGAACCCAACTGATCTACCTTCGTCACCGCATTCCCCACGTGACGGGCTAACAGGCCATCCCCGTCATGTTTCAGTTTGCCGTCCAACACCGAATCCAAGACTTTCTGCGTGGCAGGAACCATACGGCGGGCACTCGTCGAAGGAAACTCAACAATCGGCACACCCTTCTCCTCCAACACCTCCATAGACCGTTGCCACCGGAACGGGTCACACGCCACCTCACGCACCCGCGGATACTTCTGACAGAAATCCAAAATCGCCTGCTCCACCTCCGCGATATTCACCCGCCACTGGTCATCGTGAATCGTCGGGTCTTTCTCCCACGCCTGTACCAACCCAACCTTCACCGGGTCGCCCTCCTCCTTCGGAATCGTCGCATACACAATCGCTGAAGCGTCCCCAGAGAACGAACCGTCAAACCCCAAAATTATGTCGTCAGAGTCATAAATCGTGGCATCACCCTCTGCGGCCTCCCACGCACCAGCAGGCAACCACGCCGTCTGCGACGATGCCCAAAAGTTAGTCCGCTTAGTACGAAACTCCGCCTCCGGTGTGCGCCTCACCGCCGACTCAAAATCATCCTCCGAATTCAAATCACCAAACCCCGGATTCGCCATACGCCAAGTTTCCGGGTCACGATGATCCGACTCCTCCGGAGCCTCCCACCAGGCCATCCAAAATGATGGGTCCTCCACCTCACCGCGGGCAATTTTCTGTGCAGCCTGATACAAGTCAAAACACACACTGTCTCGACCTGTGGAGTCAGTCCGCACTCCGGCAGTCGTAATCGCCACCATGTGCGACTTCGCGCCACGGGCCGCCATCGAGAGTGACATCACGTCAAACATTTTCCGATTCGGCTGCGCATGCAACTCATCAATCCACACCGCCGACGAGTTCAAACCCTCCGCAGCACCAGCCTCCGCGCTCAAGACGCGGTACACAGAATTGGTGCCTGGAATTTCAATCGCATCCCGGTAAATCTTCGCGGACTTTGCCAGGTCCTCATTCCACTCGACAATCCGTTTCGCTTCACCAAACACAATCCGAGCCTGGTCACGAGTCGCCGCCACCGAATACGTTTCACCACCCTGCGGGCCGAAAAACAAATCGAACACTGCTAGGTGAGAAGCGAGCGCGGATTTCCCGTTCTTCCTTGGAACGCCGACTAGAGCAAACCGGCGCAAGAATCCGCCATCGTCATCCTGCGCGTATATGTTCCGAATCAGGTCCCGTTGCCAATCCCGCAGAATCAGTTTCGTCTTCGCCCGACCCGCCACCGAATCCTTAGTGACGACACCAAACACATCAATAAAGTCCAGGGCCAACTGAGCCTTATGCGAAACCTGCTCCACATCGTGAGTCAGCCAACGAGGAGGCCACGTCACTGTTCCTCATTCCTAGCCAACAACTCCTCCAACTTCGACTGCCGTTTAATCTCAGCCAACCCAAGCCGAGCACGATCCGCCGGAGTAAAGCCCAACAGCCCAAGATTGCTCGCCAACAGTTTCTCAGTCTCATTAATCGACATCACGGTTTTCCGTTCAGCCGGGTCCTCCTCAAACAGTTTGTCCAAAACAACCAACCGGTCAAGAGCCCGACACGTCCGCTCCAACAACTCCACATCGAGCCGCGAACTAATCCAAATCTCACCCTCACCAAAAACCCGAGACCACAAACGCAAACCAGCAGGCCCCAAATCCTCCGGTGCAACAACCGAATCCTGGTGCAACACCACCGCATCCTCACCCGGCAAGGCACGCTTCCCCGGATTCCCCAACAAACGTTTCTTCTCAATCGGAACAGCCGGATTAACCATGATGTTTATCGTAACTCACGCAGGAATCAAACTAGACAGATCCAACTCAGCCAATCGGCTGCGCTTATGCGTCACACCATACTTTTGACCCGTCATTGTCAAATAGCGACCATCCGCATACACCTCCACCTTCATGCCATCACGCACAAAACGACGACCACGATCCAAAGACCCAAAACCCCAAATGTGCAGGCCGCGACCAGACGGCGAAAACTCCACATAGGTCTCCGGCAACGAATCAATCAACGCTCGCGCCTGCTCCGACACAACACCATCCACGACCACATCATCCAAGTCGATACACACGACACCATCACCATTCAAGACAAACCCGGCACCATCACCACAGTCAGATTCCACAGCCGACTGGAAACTAGACCACGCCCGCTCATCAGTGACGCTAATCCAATAACCCTCCACCGACATGGGTCGTTTGTCCTCATGGCGAATCCACCGATCACAATCACGCAAGTCCGCCGGAATGACCTGCTCACGATTCGCACGACGATGAGCGGCCACGCGACAACGACTCGAACAAAACCGTGGCTTACGCCCACGCGCACCCGGTTGAGTAGCGACACCACACACTTCGCACGTCATACCCCAATCATACCGTGTAACGATAAACAGTCAAGAACCCATTTTTCGCCAAATCCACGGCCAAAACCAAACAAGCCAAAACACCTGACCAACAACGCCAAGAAATGCGCTACAGTGGCGCACATGCCCATTAAGACCCTCCTGGGTCAAAACCCCCCAAC